ACATCGTCGTCGAGGCGCAGATGCTCCCGCGCCTCATTCCGGCTGATAGGCTCAACAGCAGGCCCCGTCACTTCAACCAAACCGCTCATGCCTATCTCCGTCTGTCAGTGTTTTATTTGCGGGCCTTGCGAACTGGCTTTGCCTTCGTTTCGGCCACAGCGACATTGCCGCCAATCTCGTTTGCAAGACCGCGAGCGACAAAGCCCTTAAACATCGGCTCTTGCCATTCCTCGGCAGTGTATTCGCTGCCAGCGGTGTATTCCATGCTGACCGCTCCATCTGAGCGCGCTGCGCCCTTAGCGGACTTGAGCATCATGATCTTCATAGCTTGTCCCTCGTTAGGGTGTCAGGGGGCCGAAGCCCCCCGACTGTTTGGCTTAGGATGCCGGATGAGCGAGGACGCGCATTGCTTCCGCAAGCACCACTTCACCACCGACGCGGCGGCGAGCGATGTAACGGACGTTGCCCGACGATGCCTGAGTGTAGGCGTCGCGGAGAACCGAGAGCGATACGCGGTCAACGATCATGTAGCCACGGCGGAAGTCACCGAAGATCACCGACTTGGCCGATGCACCGATGTCTGCCACATCAACGGCTTCCACATAGGTGTGGCCGAGGATGGTGTTAGGCAGGCCTGCCTGACCCGAGAAGCCCGTCTGGAAGATATACTGACCAGCAGTATCCTTCAGCTTGCGGATTTCGCCAAGGGTCTGGCGGTTCACCATGAAGGATGCGTTGCGAGCATATTCCGACTTGAGGCCATGAACGAGGTCCATGAGGTCGTCAGCGGTAATGCTTGCAGCGTTTGCCGCAGTGGTCGAGGCCACAGTCGAGCCGTTGGTGATGCCAGTCGGCTTGTTCGAACCGTCGCCCGAGATAAACGCTGCACCTTCCGCCTTGGCGAACTGCTCCGCGAACTCAGTGTTCATTTCTGCTTCCAGATCGAACACGCTGTCCTCAAGCAACTGAGCCGAGATGTCGACCAGAGCATAAAGCTCGTGGGTCGCAATCGTGTTCAGCGAGGTGGTGTAGCCAGTGGTCTCGGTTCGCGAGCCAGTCTCGGCAGTCCAAGCGGCAGCGAAAGTCGCCGTTTTCGACGGGATTTCGATGTCCTTGTTGGAGGTCTGACGAACACGAGCAACCGAGCGAACGGGGCTGATCTCGGAGATAACCTTAATCAGTTCGTTGACGTATTCGGTCGGTGCGAGGTTGCCTGCGGTTGCAGCGGTGCCAACGGTGAGAGCTTTAAGCTCCATCTCGTCCATCTGCTCTTTGCCCTTGCGGAGGAACTTGTCCCACGCCTTGACGGCCATATCGACGGACTTGCCCTCAATACCAGCGGCGGGACGCTTGAGCATCTTTTCGATCTCGTTGAGCTTCTGCTCGAAGTTCTCTGCCGACTTCTGCTGCTGAACCAGCTTTTGGTTCACGCTTTCGAACCGGTCCAGATCGCTTTCGATCTTTGCCAGCTTTTCCTCGACCAGCGGGTCTGCGGAGCCTTTGCTTTCGATTTGCGTCAGACGCTCGTCATTGACCTTTTTGAATTCTTCAAAAGCCGATGCCATTGCGTCTACGGCGTTTTTGACTTGATCTTCCATTTGATCGTCCTTCCGTAGTTAGGATTTCAGGATGTTGGTGATGCGGTTTAGTGCATCAAGGACTTCAGGCGCTTCCTGTTTCCCAGCATCCCGCTGGTCCAGTGCCTTGGCGACTGCGGATGCAGCGGCCTTTGCCTCTGTCCGCGACAGGTTTCCTGCATCCCGCAGGAAGTCCTCCCATTCACGAACAGTGCGTTCCGCCCCTTTGACCGACTGAACCAACGCGCGTGGGTTCATTGGGAAAGTGACAGCGGAAATCTCCATAAGATCGACCGACTTAAGATAGCGGCGCTTGCCCTTCTCGTCGTATTCGACCGACTTGGGATCGACGCGGTAGCCAATGCTCAGACCATCAATCGCGCCCATCTTCATCAACTCATGCACTTCGCGCCCGCGCTGGGTGCCGAGAGCCAAGCGGCCCTTTACTTTGAGGCCACGGTTGTCCTCAGTGATCTCGTCCCAGACGCCAATCACTTCGTCGGGGCGGTGCTGGTATAGCATCTTGACCGACTTGGGGCCTTTGCTGCCGATGGACTTGGCAAACGCGCCAGCCACCACAACATCGCCGCCGAGGTCTTTGTTGCCAAAGATGGAGCCGTAGCCAGAGAACACGCCCTCGCTTTCGTTTTCGTTTGCCGCCTTGACGTCAAACTGGACGTGCAAGCGCCCGTCCTCCATCTTGGTCTCTTGGTCCGCGATGTATTCCTCAAGGTCGATTTGATCGCTCATTTTTCCGCCCTCAAATTGTCTCATGCAGACCGCAAACCTCTGGTCGCTATCTGAAAACTCTGTCATCATGGCGTCGTCAGACACGCACCGCCCAATGAAGTCGTCTCGAC